CGACATATCCCAGTTTGCTGATATATTTCCAGCTTCCCTTGTTGTCCGGGATTACATAGCCAAGAGCGATCCAATCGTCCGTTGTCGCTCCTGCTGTTGTCATCTTGGTACAGTCATAGCAGATGTATGGACGCATAACATGGTTTTCAATCTTCATGACTGTATTTCCCTTTGGTTCCCAAAAGCCAGAAGACATCTCCACGCCAAACAGAATATACGGCTCTTTTCCGCTGGTGTTGCTTGTCGGCGATCCGCATGAACCAAGCACATCATCACAACCGCCAGTATTCCAAGGCATTGTACTGATATAAGTCTCGCAGGTCACACCAGATACAGTTGTCGGGGCTGTTGAAAACTTCTGTCCGCCATTATCCACATATACCGCAGAATTATTGTCGTCATAATCTTCAATCTTTGTGATCCGAACCTTATTCGCTTTCGCATGAAGTCCGCTCTGTCCTCTGTCAAGATTCGGCTTACTGCTACCATCAAGTGCATTTGCATTTCCGATAGAAACGGTTCCGCCTACAACCAGATTATTGGCATTGGATTTAGAGATAATAATTCTCTCCACATCGGTTTCCTGCACCGTTGCAGCATACTGGAACCACCACCAGTTGCAGCCTGCCATCACCGACTGGCTGTGTCTGGTAGCAAAGGCAATTTCCATAAGCCTCGTCATTCTCTCAGAATCCTGTGAGGTTTCAGCACAATACTGTGTACCTTTTGCCCGGAATTTTGTGAGGGAACTCTGGAAACTGTAGTTTTTCGGAGATACGCCACTGACCGAGGACGCAACGCCGTCCGCATTGTCGCCAGACATATATTTTGCAATCGCCACAAATGGTCTGATTGTTCCGTCCGGTCTGATTGCGCCGCCCTCTGGCAGCCATTCTGCAGAGTGTCTGGTATCAGAAATAATGGTATCCTCACCGTTGGCATCAAATTTACGATACACATACTGAGTCAGATACAGACACCATGTATCGTACTTTGTCCGGGAAAACTCATTATCAATATCCTTGATGTACTGAACCTGAAAATCTCCATTCTCATCAACAGATCCATTAACTTCCAGATAAGCAAAACAGCCTCTTCCATCGAAATCATTCTTTGCCCGGACAGTGTTAGTTGAAGGCACTGCGGTCATTCCAACAGCGTCGTATAATCTGGTTCCGGTACTGGCAGGTGTCACATCGTAATTATCAAAGTGAACGCCATACTTCTTTCCGTCTTTATGCAGATTCAGAAGGAATAACGCCTGCTCATTTTTTGTGCCGGCAAAATTTGTGACCGCTTCTTTCAGGGCAACATCATTTTGAATGAGCTGTCCAAACAGTTCATTGAAAACGTCTGCATGATTACGGTCAGTTGTTTCCAGCATTCGCAGATATTCGTTGAATACCGCATTGTTCACATCAAAAAAGCTCATTTCATAGCCTCCTTATTTTAGAATGTATCGTCGCATTCAAAGATTGCTTCCATATCGCCGTCTTTGCCTTTTTTCATAAATGCCTTAAAGGCTACAAAGTCGCCCTGTGCGTCATACAGACCAACTTCGGAAATATATTCTCCAGCAAGCTCACTGGCTGTCAGTGTACAGCTATACCGGATTTTGGTATCAGACACTACGGTATAGCCGTCGATGTCCTTTCTCAGGACTTCTTTGTGAAGTGCATTCTGATCCGGTGAATGTGCCACAATTTCACCAGCGGAATTTACGCCGCCGGTACCAAATGCCATTCCTACGATTTTGGGAAGCGCAGCGATACCAGCTCTTGCTTCCAGCATTTTCTTCTTTGCTCTTGTCGTAACGGTTGTTCCTGCCATTACAGTTCCTCCCTTCCAGAGTTAAGATTTATAGTTCCGTCCAGCGCAAAATCTCCATTCAATGGCTTTGCGTGCGCTGGAATAAAAAGATTTACTCCAATGTCTTCCTGTGTGCCTATATCCATGCGATATGTTTCCTTAATGACAGGCGGCATTGTGTGATCCAGTAATAGGCTGCCGTCCAGATCTGTCATTCCATCCAGAGTCCCATAGCCTTCCCACCAGTTAAGCAGCACACGATGAACCGGGAATATTTCTGTCTGCATTTCATGCTGGACTCCTGCCCGGTACTTCATCTTTGGAAATACAATTTCATTTCCGTTCTCCACCGCAACCGGATATTTGAACGTAAAAAATGGTGGAAGTTCCGCTGAAAGTTCCGCTGCTCCATCAAGAGCATTGGACCCGTTCAGTGTTCCATCCCACCATGAGATCTGTGTCCTGTGCCTTATCCTGTTGTAAATAATCTGCTCTTCCAGAACGAATGTGCAGATCATATCCCGGATTGCAAAGGACAAGTGCACCGGGTATCTCCGGCTGATAATGTTATGGATTTTTCGCTGAGAAAACTGTCCGTCCTCGTCGCAGAAAATCCGGATTTGCAGCTTAACTCCGTTCCACCATAACTCACTCTCGCAACCGGTATAGGCTTTGATGATTGACTGGATAACCGTCTTTGACAATTTTCCAGTTCCCGACCAGTATGCAGCTACCGTCTTTCGCCGTTCTTCCAACGTTTCATCTGGCTCCGGTTCTATTCCAAGTGCCGGTTCAAACACCGTTGTAATGGTTCTTTCGTCCGCATTTGCTGGAAACTGGTTATTCACAACTCTCTCCAGCCAGTGCGCCATCAGATCCAGTGTCCACCCTGCGAATCGGTAATTTGCGTCCATTTCTCTGAACTCAGTCCACCATTTCGGACCATAGCTCACGATTTCTTCATATCCGCTCCGTTGCTGGTTATTAAAGACTTCCATTGACCTCCACCTCCCCAATTACTGGAACGTGGTATTTATCGCAGGTAACGTTTCCCTTCCCACCATTTACCAGTAGATTGTCAAAATCAACAATATCGGAAATGTTGGAAATCAAGGCGCTCACATTATTGTATCGGATAACAATTTCATCCGAAGTTGAGTTTAATGCCAGTTCCTTCAGATACGCTTTCACCGCATTTGATACTTCTGTCTGGATACCGTTGTAGGTGCTTTCGGCCTTTTTTGTCACGTCCAGCTTCACACTGATTTCCTGTTTCTTTGCGGCAATCGCAGTAAAAAAGCACCCGAATGTTGCCTTTCCCTCTCCAAAGCCCTGCGCTCCCGGATCAATAGTGTCCTGTACCAGCTTTACGACTTCCTCTGTCGGTTCAGCCCCTTCAGTAGAAATGATGATTCCAAGAACAGTGCAATCACCATTCCACAGTGGAACGATTCTCGCACGCCCTACTCCTTGAATTTCCTCACACCATGAACGTACTTGAACTGCATTTCCGTTTTCTGCCGGCCCGGATAGCTTATCAATATATCTGGATCTCGCCGAGTCGTCCTCTTCCATATCCACTGCCGGTATTGCAATCTCTTTCAGCGTGGCGCTGATAAGATTATCAACGTCCTGATCTGGAATTACCGGAAGTCCCGGAACCAAAGCGTTCATATCTGTGCCTGTTTCTTCGGATACGATCACCCATCTATTTTCCAACTTTTGCGCCGTAAAGAAATGATCGTCACAGCTCATAAGGTCGCCAACCTGCGGCTCTGCGCCAACAAATTCCACGTAGTATGTAGCTGCGGTATCTGCCGGAGGGTTCCGTGTCATACCACGTTCCGTCATTTTCTCGGTCAGAACGTCGCCGGTACATGTCGTGATAGAAAGAATCTCATTTACAGTGGCAAGGTCATTGAAAAACTTTGCCGCCCGGATAATGTGTCCGTCGGAAGCGTCCCTGTATATGCTGCCTTGGTTTGTGTCAACGCCAAGTTCGGCTCCCATATCTTCGCACTCTGCCATCAGATAATCTTCCGTAATTTCATCAAGCCCAAGCTCTCCGATATTTTTAATCGCCATCTGCTATCGCCCCCTCTATCTCAATATCTCCATAAATGGTACTTGCTGTAAATGACACATGAACGCTATCGTGAGAAATGATCTCATACGAAAAATCGGAAACGCCTGTAACCCTTTCGTCGTAAAGCAACGCTTCCTCCAGCATTGCCGGCATATCGGATTCCAGAAAATCTTCCGTAAGCCCACTGTCATTTATCTTGTTGAAAAAATCACACCCATACTGATCGTCATAGATCAAATGAGCGAACCGGGTTGTTGACAGGATTTTCCAGATAGCCTGTACCGCAGCTTCCTTCCCATCTATCATTCCACCGATTCGTTTCCTCTCAAAATCCATCTTATAGGTGCGATATACCTGATTTGATTCGTCTATATCGTCCTCGTCAAAAGGAACGCTGACAATTTCATCTAATTCTTCGTCCATATTCTCACACCCTGTCCATCATGTAGTATGATTTTCCATTATTAAAGGCGAACATATAGAAATGCTCGCCCACATTTAAAGGTTCCAGCCTGTCGGGTACCGTTAAGGAAATAGCCGACAAGCTTATATTTATGTCATTTTGCAACGTCACCTGCAAGGGATCAACGCTCGTCACTGCACCGATTACCATTTTCGGAACATACGGCTGCACCATCTGCTGGATCAGTTGCTTAATTGATGTAGCTGCCATAACGCCTCCTGTCAGATTTCTTTCAGATAACCAGAATAAGAATATCCTGTAGTGCCTTTATACCTCACATGGAGCCAGCCATTCTTGGATTTTCCATCCCCCTCCGCAGTTTTTCCATATGGAATCGCTGTAAGTTTTGTGCCATTTGGCTCTTTTCTGATAAACAATCCGCTTCTCGCCGTCACCCGATACTTTTTATTCCATGTGCTGCTATTTCCGCTGCCCGAAGAACCATTGCTGGATTTGTAGTCGGGTACATAATTCAATTTCAGTTTCATTTGGTGCTTTCCATTCTCGAATGTATGGGTGTCTTCATCAACATACATTACTTTCGTCAGCCCTAACGCACTGATTTTCACATGAACACAGCCGCCCGAAATTACTGAAATATCCCCTGTGCCAGTCCATGTTAAGGACTGTGCCACTACGCTCTTCTCTTCTTTGAAGGTCGCAATTTTCTGGTTCAGCTCCGTTGCACTTGCATCATTGTCCACTGACTGAACATCTGCAAACTTACCAATTTTCTTCTCCAATTCCTTATTGGTATACGATTTCTTGGTTTTATTCTTGGATGTAATCAGCTTTATCCGAGTTCTGGTGTCATAAATGGAGCGTGTCTGCTCATAGCTTTCCGTATTGGTCGCAACGCTCAGTTCCGGCATGGTATTCACATCTTTTCTCTGCCAGAGATATATTTTCCCTTTTTCAGATCTGACATAATACCGTCTGCCGGTTGATTTGTACGTTTCACTCAGAGCCTCTTGAATCACGTCCCAGTATGTGGAATTGGATTTTACAAGCTCTGATATTTTCTTTCCGGTATCTACTGCACTACCAACCGTCAAGCCAGCACGCTTGCAGCAATCTTTAAAGATCTGAGTTGCCGTTTTCTTTTTGTAGCTGAAAGAATCTTTGCTGTTGCTGAGGTATATGCAGTTGTCCCATGCCTTCAAGGTGAGTTTCCGGGCACTGCTCTTTGTTTCCGTCATAAGCAGCCCTCGAAAAATCTCTTTGCCGTCCAGATACAGCACGCAAGTCTGGCCACTTCCGCAGTCTACGGAAGCTCTTTTCATTGCATACCCTTCCGAATCAAACAGAACAACAGAGATGCTCCTTGGTGCCGCTCCTTTCCTGCCGGATACTGTAACGGAAGAAACCAACTCGCTATAATCGTAAAAGGTTCGCCCTCTGCCTATCATAAATTTCAACTTATAATCTGCCATAACGCCTCCTACGGTATTGTGATCGTCGTGCCGGGAAAAATCAGATTTCCATTCCGGCAGTTAGAGTACCCATGTTTCTTTGCAGCTTTGTTCAGCACACTCTTATTGGCATTATAGATTTTGGTGCATTTTTTGCCGTCTCCATAATACTTTTTCGCAATATTCCACAGGCAGTCGCCCCGTTTGATTTTGTAAGTCTTTTTCTTCTGAGTGTTATTTACCCTTTTCTTTGTTTTTGTCTGTTTTGCCGGGGCTTTTTTCTTGGTGTTCGGCTTCGTGTATTTCTTTATGGTTACTGACCGATACTCTTTCAGCGTGATAGAGTAGCTGATTGTTCCAACATCGCCGCCCTCTTCCGTAGCGGTATAGCTGGTTATCACAGCATATATGTTCAAGCTGAATGCCCCAGAAAAGACTAAATGCAGTGGATTTGCTGCATTCATAAGTGCCAGAATCCATTTGTGCATGGTCTGTGGCGATTTGAAATTCTTTTTCTGGCAAGTGCAATAGCTGCCATAGGTTGCCGGGAAGTAAGAAGACCAGCTTATTTGCATCGGCCCTCTCTTCCCCTTGTGAAGCAGAGTGCCAAGACGGTCAATGTCAGAAGTGACCGCCTTGCCATCTATTTTGATCTGTATTGATTCCGGATTCATCGGGACTTGATACTGCTTCTTATCGTTGTCGTAATTCATCCAGATCGTATACTTGGAAGCTTTAAAACTCATACGCCCCTTCTCCTTCCTCAATAATTTCCTGCTGCACGATATTCATAAATACGTCTCGCAGGTTTTCCATCATAGCGTCTACAATCTTCTCTTTTGAAACTCCACTTCCAGAAACGTTTATACTGCCCTGTCCGCCTATCTCTAACCTAATTACCCTTTCGCTGGTTTGAGGGCTTCCTACAGGCTGTGACACGCTCTGAGGTGCATTTGCTGTTTGCACTGGTGCTTCCACACTCTTTCCCTCGCCACTATTCAGAACGCCAAGCATTTCGCCAGTCTGCTCAAACAGTGATAAGGAACGGTCTGAACCGTCCAGAGGGATAATGGATTCTGGCCCGGCTTCTGCCACAATACCCAAATGCGGTTCATCAAAGATACCGCCAAGAGCATGAAGCGAAGCAGATACCGTTGCAGATCCAGTTGCCCCGCCGCCAAAGCTGATTGTCTTTGTCGGGTTCGCAAGAGAATAATTTGCTGTCAGTGTTACATTTACTACTCCAGACGCAGAATAAGGTGAAGCCCATGCGCTCCGCACAAGTCCACCAACTTCCGCATACAGTGCAACAATATTGTCCGCCCCTTTTGCGAGGGTAACGTCAACTGTTCCGTCTGCCGGAAGCGCTGTCGCAAATGCAGATGTTATATCTGTCTGTGCCGCCTCTACTGCTGGGGAGCTGTTGATGGATCCAGCGGTCATTGTAATGTCTGCCGGTACTGTCACCGGAACAGGGTTCTGTTCTCCAAGTTTGGAACCAATCTCAGAGGATAATGCTCCATCATTAATCGTTCCTGCCTGAATTGTGACATTCGCTGGGACGGTAACTGGTACCGCTTCACCCTGCTGCAATTTTTCAGAAATAGCAGACGCAAGAGCACTATCATCAAGGCTTGCAACCTCGAATTTGATAGTGGTCGGAACCTGTGTTTCTTTTGGCTCCGCCTGCGTTTCCTGTTCTTGTGTTGCTTGTGCAACCTGCGAATCATCTACACCAGCATTTGTCATGTTGGTTTTCACAGGTTGCTCGCGTTCCAGAACTTCTCCTGTCTCATTCTTTGCCGCTGCTTCTGCCGCTTGCCCTACTTCGGAAGATTCCACACCCTCATTTTTCAGAGTGGTTTTTACTGATTGCTCTTCCTCAATGGTCTGCCCGGTTTCATTTTCCGCAGCTTCTTTAGCTGCTTCACCAACTTGGCTTGCGTCCACACTCGCTGCTTCAACGATTGCCTCTGGGATATTGATAACCTGATTTGGATAAATCAAATTCAGGTCGTCTATATCTGGATTGGCAGCTTCAATCTGGTCTTTTACTTTTGACCAGACTACACCATATTGCTCCATGATTCCAGAAAGCGTTTCACCCTCATTGACGGTGTACTGCAATGCAATTTCCCCGCCATCAAGAGTTGTGGTTCCCACATAGGTGAGACCTTCAAACGCAGTGTCGATCAGTTCTTGGACATGAGCCTCATTGACTTCTATATCCTCGACGTCCGCCTGCATACCTTCGATTGTCACCGGATCAGTGGTGGTTTCCGCGGTAGCTCTCTCGATCGCCGTCCGCAATTCATCCGGTACGTTTATCGTCCCTTCTTGAATTGCCTGCACCAGTGCTGCATTCGCTGGATCTGCCACCATCTGGCTTGCGAATACCTGCCATGCAGCGTCCGCATCTCCAGCCGCAGCGCCGACCATCATAGCGTCATTGAACGCCTGCATAACATCTTGAGGTATAGCCTGCCCCATTTCCCGGTATTCATCAATCAGCCCTGTCATGCTGTCAACGTCCGGTTTCATGGCTTTATAGATGTCCTGCATTGCTGCCTGATCGCTGCCCATGATTTCCTCATACAGGCTTGCGGACTGCATGGAAGCATTAAATCCCCATGCCAGCGAATCTGCCAGCGCCCCATAGTCCTGATTTTGCAGATATGTGTTCGCATTTTTCAGAAAGTTATCCGTATTCGTCTGGATAGTGGAATAGTTCTCCTGAAGCTTTTCTCCATAAGCGTCCGACAGTGTGTTTGTTTCAAACCGAACACTGTTTCCAAGCATGGAGGCTTCATTGTTTCTGACTGCGTAACCCGCCTGCTCTTTGTAGTTTGCCAGCTTTGAATCAGAAATTCTTTGAACACCGTTTGCGTCTGGCCTGTTCAGTGCATTAAGCGTTGTGTACAGTTTCTTTTCGGATTCTTCCAGCGCCGCCGTTGCCGTTTCTCTCTGCTTTCCGACTTCCTCCACAACTTTTGTAAAGGTGTCGTCCGTCAGATCCTTGCCCGATAGCCTACCGTATTTCTGCGTCAGCACGTCCATTTCGGCTTGTGCTTCCGCTTCCTGCCAGCCTTGCATGATATTGTTGATCTTGGTCTGTAATTCATCAATGGCAGCCTGCTCGTCAACATCAATGATTCCGTCTTGCAAAGCATTCTGAACCAGATTTGTAAGACCTGCTGACAGATACTGCATATCCCCGAGATCCTGTTCCGCCCATTTCTCAATCTGAGATCCAAGGCTGGAACCATCCGCCATTTTGATGTCAAACTCTTTGACGGTCATTTCCGCTGCAAGCGTCTGTTCTGAAAGAGCCTGTTCAATGTTGGTCGTAAAGGTCTCGATATTGGACATATATGTGGATTGCTCGTCTTTGGTCAGTGAAATACCAACCCTCGCTCTCCACTCAAGCGTATCGTTCTGCTTCAAGGCATCCTCTGCCTGCTGCACCAGTTCTTCCGCATTGTCAAAATGTCCCAGTGCCGTATTGATATTTACAAGCCACTCCGCATTGATTACACGAGAAGCAAAATCTTTAATCTGAGAATCATCCAGCTCTACAGTGCCAAAATGTGCCTGTAGGTTGCTGTCAATATTCATTTCGCTGTATTCGTGGAGTGCCACTCCTACAGCAGTAACCGCCGCAACCGCTGCCGCTGCGCCCGCCGCCCAAGGATTGCTGAAAAGTGATCCAGCAAATTTTCCCAGTGCACCTGTCAGACTGCCTGCGTCAGTAACGGCCTTTGCAATATTCATTCCGGTAGATACCGTTTTCATTGCAAGAAAGCCAGCCCCAAGGCTTGTGAGTGCCCCGGTGATTGCCTGCGGATTTTTTAATATGGTTTCAAATAAAGGTTTCAGTGCATTTCCGAGCTTATTCGCACCGGAAGCAAAGGACTCAAATGCAGTCGGTACCCATTCCGTAAGAATCGGGATAATGGTATTGGTTAGATACTGAACGCCCTCTCTCATTGGCTCTTCCATAGCTTCAAATGTCTGTAGCTCCATTTCTTCAAATGCGCTGTTCATATTCGCCATGTCGCCGTTCAGATTGTCGTTCATGGTGTCAGCCATATCCTCTGCTGCGCCTGTAGATCCACGCAACGCCTCTTCGTATCTGGCAATGTTCTCAACGCCTTCATTCAGCATTAAGTTCAAGCCCTTTGTAGAATCGGCAGTAAATGTGGCTCCCAGTGCCGCAGCTCTGTCAGCTTCTCCCATTCCATTTGTGGCCTTTTCCACATCAAGAAGAATATCCGTAAGATCTCGGAAATTACCTTGTGCGTCAGATACCGCCACCGATGTTTCACCAATCTTGATTGCACCATCTTCCATGTTATTCGTGATGTCACGCATAACTGCGGTAAGTGCGGTACCGGCTTCC